GAGAGAGGATCAGTTATCCGAAACTAAAAGAATCGGTCAATACATCTGCAAAACAACTTACGGTAATGTTGTAAACTCAGGAATCGCTGGCTACTTTGATAGGTATCCTAGAATTCCATATGGGAGAGCGACAGCGTATACTGAGAAGAACGCTGAGAAGTTTGCGAAGTGTTATCCCTACATGCGAAAGCTGGATAAATTATTCGCCGAACTGTTGCCGCAACGCTATGGTGTGCAGAGAAGATGTGCAGATTATCTGGATCCTAACTTCAAGATATCTGACACTGTCTTTACGACCATTACCGTAAACAAAAACTTTAGAACTGCAGCTCACAGAGATGCTGGTGACCTACACCAAGGCTTCTCTAATTTGTCTGTAATTTCTAAAGATGGTAAAAAACATTGGGAAGGAGGATTGTTGGTGCTTCCAGAATATGAAGTTGCTATTGAGTTATTTCCGGGAGATCTATTGTTGATAAACAACCATCACGGTATCCACGGTAATACAGAAATTGAAGAACTATCTGGAACACCACTACAGAGAATTTCTGTGGTCTGCTATTTTCGAGAAAAGATGCTCAAGCTTGGCAGTTATGAGTATGAGTCTGCACGCAGACGATTTGTTGAAGATAGGAAGAACAATCCTCTACATCCCGAGCAACGATATCGATGGAACGGCGTTTCTGCAGGAATGTGGCAGTCTCAAGAATGGGCAGATTATCTCAAAGATGTTGGTCTTTATGACTACATTATTGAGAGAGCTAGTCGTGAGCATGTTATTCCTGAGTATGGAAGAGTCGAAGTTCCAGAAACAAAAGACATGATGATGTGGTCTAAATAAGATGTGTGGCGTCATTGGAGCATTTGTCTCAAAACCTTCAGAAGAAAACTTCGATACGCTAAAAAAAGTTTTCGAAGAAACAGAGATCAGAGGATTGCATGCCTCTGGTGTATCTTACATAAAGAACAATGAAGTGCATACTGATCTTGCATCAACAAGAGCAAGACAGTTTATCTCTGATAAAGATTTTTCTGAATATGTAAACGAGGACGGCAATTTGTATATGATTGGTCATACGAGGTATTCCACCTCTGACCTTCGATACAATCAACCGATTGCTAATGGCAATATCTCTATAGTCCACAATGGCGTTGTGTCTCAAGAAGATCCATCTACTTGGAAGTATAAAACAAGAACACTAAATGATAGTGAGTTGATTCTTCATTCACTACAACATGGGAATAATCCAATGGTAGAATTTCCTGATTCTAGTCAGGCTACTTGTGTTCTCTGGAATTCCAAGAATGGATCTCCTTGTGTTATGGGATATCGTAACGGCAAGCGACCTTTGTGGGTAAGTAAGGATCGTGAGTATGTTATCTTTACTTCCACAAAGGATATCGCAGAGAGAAGTAGGTTGAGAAATACAGAACAGTGTATAATGGGTAATTATTATTTGAGAGATAATAGTTCATTCATTATCGATAATGAATCGATGTCGTTGGTTGACATGGAAGATATACAATGATATTCGTTGAGTGTAAAGATGTGGAGAAGCTTATTGAGAATAGTATTCAGGGAAATAATACTAAATTTCTCAAAGCTTCACATTCACTATGGAAGAGATTTCATAATTATGAAAAACAACTTCCCATGGGACTGCAAGTTGATGGTGCAATTGTTGCACTAATATTTGCCACATTCAACAGAGACAAGTATACTAATCTGTATGAGATTGTAACCCTGCAAGGCCACGAAGGAAAAGGATATGCCAGTAAATTATGGAGCGAATATATTCGTTTTGCTGTAAATGAGAAAGGTGCAGAAAGACTCAAAATTTCTTGCACGCCTTCTTCAATTACATGGCATATTCGGAACGGTCTAATCTTTTGGGCTGTTGATCCTTCGGGGTCATTGCGTTCTGATCAGAAGCTATTTGACACTAGAGAAAAACAAATAGCATATCGTAATGAAGTGTTGCAAAATCCAACACAAGCATTACCACCAAACACTAAAGTAAAAGAAAGATTGATGGTTGAATCAATCGATAAGCATGGGTTTGGTGTAAAGAAAACGAAGGAAATTGAGCAAGCTATTTCTAATGTCGGAAATGCTTGGTTGCGAGATTCTTTATTTGCTTATAATAAATTATTTTGATGCGTTATAAAGATAACAAAGAAGCGTTTATAGATTGGTTTGGATCTACTGTCTCTATCGAAGACTGCGATCCAGCCATATTCATGACCAATTATTTTTTCGATCGATTTGAATACAATATCGAACAGAGACTATGGCTGTGTTGGATATATGGAACAACATATCATTGGCCGACAGCGTATGTTATCTGGAACGAATTTCCAGATATGGAGTTGGTGGGAGTAGATCGTCTCAAAGATTGGAATGATAGAAACTATAAGCGACTTCGCTATCAAACAGACACGAAGTGGAACAAGGGTCATCTCCCAGACCAGTTCCTTTCTTACAAACAGTGGGTTGGAGGTAAGACGCAGAGAGAAAAGTTTGCAGAATATTTGAAGGATACTCCAGTGCAAAATTTCTCTAATCTGTGGGATGTTTGTAAGAAAGAGTTCTATAAGTTTGGTAGATACTCAACTTGGTTCTATCTGCAGGTGTTGAAGCAATGCTGCAGATTGCCGATAGAATCAGAAACTTTATTTCTAGAAGACCATTCTGGTTCAAGATCGCATCGTAACGGTCTTTGTTACGCTCTTGGTAAAGAAGAATGGTTTGATAAAAAGCTAAATAAAACAGAGATAGATTATTTGGTGATTGGTGCTAAAGAATTGTTAGAAGAAACAAAGAAGAAATATCCTGAATATACTAGTAAGATAGATTATTTTGCTATGGAGACTTGCCTTTGTTCGTTCAAGAAATTGTTTAGAAAATCTCGTGGTAGATATCTCGGTTATTATCTTGATAGACAAGCAGAGGAAATAATGAAAGTGGAGAATGATGGATGGACAGGAATCAATTGGTTGCCGTTATGGCAGGCCAGAGAAGAGACTGTCGATAAAAAGTATTTGACAAACTTTATAGATAAGAGTAAAATGCATCTGTTCCTTGATAGAGGAATTATACATAACGAAGAATTTTCTTTGGAGGCTTTTTGTGGCTAAAGTTATTGCAATTGGTGGAATGCCCGGAACAGGTAAGACGACTCTTATGAGAGAGTATATGCGAGGTAAAGAATGGAAAATAGGAAAGCATAATAAGCTGCTCGCATATCACTATAACCAAAAGAAAAACATATATGTGTTGGGTTTATATGAAGAAAATAAAGGATATGCTCAAGGCACAGATCGACTAAGTATGGCAGTTCAACCAACTGCTATCGATTTCTTACAAAAGATAGATGCAGAAGCTACTATCATATTTGAAGGTGATCGATTATTCACTGCTTCGTTTTTAGAAGATGTGGCAAAAAATCATAGAGTTCTTATTATTTTACTCAAAGCAGAAAATTTACAAGAAAGATACCAGCTTAGAAATAGCAATCAGTCAGAGACTTTCCTCAAAGGAAGGAAAACAAAATATTCTCACATCTCTTCTAATTTTTTCTTGATGCCATACATACAAGAGAGATTGAACGAAAATAGAAAAGAGTTAGAAAAAACAATAACCGAAATAAATAAATTTATAGAGAGTGTAGATTATGCCAAGATATGATTATATTTGTTCCGAATGCGGACATGTTTTTGAAGAAGACCTAAGAATAGTTGAGAAAGATATCCCAAAAGAGAATCCGTGCCCTTCTTGTGGTGCACAAAATACAATAGATTCTTATTTAGGAAACGCACAGGTAAACTTCAGCTTTCCTGTTGGGAAAGATAAAAAGAATGCTCTGAATAGCACGCTAAGCAGAATAAAAAACTTCCACAAAGGATCGACCATAGATGTCTAAAAACAAAAAAGAATATAACAAATTGATAAGAGATAAAATTATTGATTTGTTGCTAGATGAAAATAAAGAATATTCAGCAATAAAGCTGGACAAGAAAAAGTTTATCAAATCAGCGCTTGATAAACTTGAAGAAGAAACCATTGAACTAAGAGAAGCTGTTGTCGAAAGAGACAAAGAAAAAATCAGTGAAGAACTTTGTGATCTAATGGAATTGGTATATGCTGTCGCCAAACATTATAACATCTCAGAAGAAAAACTAACCAATATGAGAGAAGAAAAGTCCAGAACAGTAGGAAATTTTGACTCTATGATCTTTCTGGAGTATGTTGTAGAAAATGAAACACCAGCTGTTCCAACCGTTTGATGTAAAATGTGAAGAAACTGACTCTGGGAGATTTTATATCTCACCGAGAACAGGCCAAAGATATCCTTCAGTAACAACATTTCTATCTGCTGTAAGTGATAATAGTGGTATCGAAGCTTGGAAAGCTAGAGTTGGTGAGCAAGTAGCGAATAGAAAATCAAGGCAAGCGATCAATAGAGGATCACAACTACACGAAGCATTAGAATTATATCTATTAGAAGGAAAGCGAAAGAAGCTTTTCCCTAATATATTGAGTCTTTTCTTTCAGTGTAAAGAAAGATTAGACAGAAATTTATCAGAAATAAATGGAATTGAGTTGCCTTTATTTTCTGATCAGCTAAGATTAGCAGGCAGAGCAGACTGCATCGGAGTTTGGAATGGGGAATCGTCAATCATAGACTTCAAAACTTCGACTACATATAAAAGAGAAGAATACTTAGAAAATTATTTCCTCCAAGGAACTGCATATGCGCTGATGTGTAATGAATTGTATGAAACTAATATTCGAAACATCGTATTGCTCATTGCGGTAGAAAATGCTAGCTTCGCCCAAATTGTTGAAGGATCTGTAGATGATTACAAAGACCTCCTCTTGGAAAAAAGAAAACAATACAGCAATAAATAATTTTATGGTTATCAAGCATCTAGATAGCGGTGGTGATACCTATACTGTTGAGATTGGTAACTATTTTCTAAGTAATCATGTAAAAGTAATTTTATGTAATAGCTCTACCGAGCGCACTTTGATTAGTAGAGATGTTGGTGGAATTCGTCTTGAGCCTATGGAATTTATTTTATCTATTCCAGAACTAGACGAGAATGAAGTAGCAGAGATTGTTGCTTGGTTACAAGAAAATGATGTTCTTGAGTTGACAGACAAAACAGTAGAGATAGCTTCTTATAATAAATTGGGAGATTATGTAACAACATCATACCCCATTGCAAAAATAAAATTGAAAGAGTTAGAGGATGAAGACTATTTTTATTTCGATAATCGCACAAATATCGTCTAAAAGTAGTCTTATAAATAAATTATGGATATTGATGTTAGAGATAAGATTATGATAAACTTTCTTACGAAAGAAAAATTTTCTGATGAAGTTTTGGAATTAGTCAAAGATAAAGACTATGAGATTATTGATGCTTTGTTAGAAACCGCAGAAAAGTATGAGTTGGGTTCTGATGAGCTCAAGCCGTTCATTAGTCCTTATGTAGAAACGCTTCTGTTTCACGAGTGTAGAAAGAAAAACCTAATTTCTAAAATCAATACACTATTCGGATAAGATAAGATAAAACAACAAAAAACAAGGAGATAAACCAGATATGGATTTCAGCAAATTAAAAAAGAACAGAGGAAAAGATCTACAAAAGTTAGTAGATAAAATTTCGGCAACAGAGGAAGGAAAGAATGTGTCAACAAATGTTGATGAGAGATTCTGGAAGCTAAGTGTCGATAAATCAAAAAACGGATCCGCAGTGATTCGATTTCTACCACAAACAAATGAAGATTCTTTGCCTTGGGTGCAGGTCTTTAGTCATGGATTTCAGGGATCAAACGGTTGGTATATCAACAACTGCCCTACAACTATTGGCAAGAAGTGTCCTGCTTGTGAGATGAATAAGGAACTTTGGGATACAGGCGTTCAAGCTAACCAAGATCTTGTGCGTAAACAAAAAAGAAAACTTACTTACATCTCAAACATCTATGTAGTAAAGGATTCTGCGAATCCTGAAAACGAAGGAAAGGTATTTCTATTCAAATTCGGTAAACAAATCTTTGATAAGATCAACGATTCGATGAATCCTGAGTTTGAAGATGAGGATCCTATCAATCCTTTCGATCTTTGGGAAGGATCTAACTTTCGTCTAAAGTCTAGGCTTTATGAAGGTTATCAAAACTACAACAAATCAGATTTCGATAGTGTTGCACCTCTAAGCGAGGATGATGCATATCTTGAGACAATCTACAAGAGTCAATATGATCTGAAAGAATTTGTTTCTGATGATCAGTTCAAAAGCTATGAAGAGCTAAAAGGCATTCTTGATCGTGCCTTTGGTCAGCAATCTGTTGAATCTGCTTCTGCTAAACAAGCACAAGCAGCTAATGTTTCAAAAGCTGTAGAAGCAAAAACTGCATCTGATATCGACGAAGAAGTCGAAGAGGATGAAGAGAAAGAAACTGTAACAGAAGATTCTGATCTAGAAATGTTCAAGCAATTAGCAAATAGCTAAACTCTTAGACGCCAGTGAAAGCTGGCGTCATTCTCCGTATTTATAAAAATCTAAAATAGAAGAGATGTATTCTTTAGAAGAACTAATCTTTTGTTGTATCCAATTTTCTGGATTTTCGTTCAAAGATTTCCTAAGAATATCAGACAATTCTCTAGACTTATCTGATAATGCATCTAATTCAGCCACCAACATTTCAGTAGTATAAACGGGACCATCTAAAACTGGACCATCATCCATC